ATTTCCAGCATCTGTTATTGAATAGTCAGAAGAGTCTGGGATGCCGTTTCTAATATACGCAGCAGACAACATATGTTCTTTTGCTGTGCTAGTAATATTAGTTGTTACGTTTCCTGCTGAAACTACTTCTTTAAGTGCGACTCTTGCCAATGTAAACTTATTGTTATTGAAAAGATCAGCTCCGGATCCTGTTACAAGATTATCAAGCTTTGCGATACCTTGAAACTTAGAATATGCAGAAACTAGTGGATTTGCCAATCCAGATGCGTTCACATTCATTATTGCATCAGTAACAGATCCTTGATCTGCAGATGATGATAATGGCATTCTTTCAAACTTAACACCCCAGTAAAGTCGTGAATCTGCTCTTTCATTTTCACCAGGTGTTCCAATAAATGTTGGTGATGAGCTTACTGCGCCTCTTGTACACTTAAATCTAAGCGGTAGTGGCGGAATAATTGAAAATACAGAGCCGGCAATAGTTGTTTCTCGATCATTATCGCCCATTAATCGTGTCGTTGCTGCTGTAACAACGTTTCCAGTTCCATCGAATGGTGTTCCTGTAACAGCTGCTTTATCATTTAATGAATCACAAGTCTTTAGGGCGGGTACCCCTCGAAAACCAAACGGCAAAGTCTCAGCTGGAATTTCTTTTCTCTCGACAGCAGTAGCCATTTGAATTCTTATTCGAGATGATCGATTTGGGTGCTTTCCGCGAATTGCCAAGCCTCTATCGTCTTCATCAGCAGAATTAAAGTTGTAGAAAACTTTCTTATCACCAATCTTGCGTGCAACATAGTCTTCAGAAGTAGGATCTAGTGTACATGCGGGAAAAGCCTCAACAATTTCTAAGTTTGTATCTGTGTCATCAAACTTTCTAACTTGAACATCAAATGTTCCAAAGGGATTGTTAGGATCTATAGAGCGACGAATATTGGCGATAGAAATCTTATAACTATTATTTGCCGCTGCTCCATCTGAAATTGTTTCAAAATGAAAGAGATCATATTCTGTCTCCCCGAAAGGTTGAGAAATGATTGATGGTGTTCTGGGCGTTGTAAATCGCGCATCAAAGCGCCCTAGGGCATCGACCATATTTTCAGGTGAATAGCTTGATGATGACGTTACATCATCTCGACCTGTCACTACAGAAACTGTTCCTGCCGCTATTCTTACTGGGGCCAACTCATGCTCAACTGCATAATCCAGGTATAAAAGATGTCCAAGAGATTGGAACTGGTCCGGATCTGTATTCATAACATTTGAAATGTATTTTGAATCGTTTGGATTAAGTGATACCTCATATGTTTTATGGAGTCGACTATTATTGGCGACTTCACCGGCTGTGATTTCGCCTGCAGTATTAGCCGTTGTAAAATTACCAACTATTGGTGTTGCAACTACTAATTTAAAGCGACCTAATGCCAACTTACTTCCTGTGCCGTCTGAAGGTTCACATGATCTTGCAAGCGTTTGAAGCGCTGCAGTTTCGTGTTGTGCGTCTGTATAAGCGTCAGCACCATCACCGTCTAGCGGGATAATATGTGTACCCGAAGCAACTAATATTGCAGCACGTACTAGGTGGACAAACTCACCATCAGCTCCCGGGCGATCGTCGCCGCCGGCCATCTGAAAGCTATCGTTGTCTGTAAAAACTGGGAAACCTGCAAGTTCTGAAACTGTTTCGTTACTTCTAGGATCATGCTGCGCACAAATAAGTGTTAAAGCACCAACCCTTCCTGCCGTAGCTAGTGCAGAAGATTTAAGTTTAAGACCTGCATTTTTAACAAATCCTCCCAACTCTGCATTAGTAACATCGCCAGAATCTTCTATAACACCCGCGCCCAAGACGCGAACGAAAGTAACTGCATTTCTGTTCTTAAGAAATTCTCTTACTGCGTATGGACCAAATTGATCCTGATCTAGCGAACCAAACCTCGCTGTAAAATCTGCTAGTGATCCCACCGTAACTGGCACAAATGCCGGACCTTGTCCTGCAGTGCCAACAATTCCTGCTGGTACGCCTAACGGTGTGGATACTCTAGCTGAGAGATCTATTTCCTGTTCAAAGAACCCAGGTGATCTAAATGTCTGCTCGGCCATTGAATGATTCTCCTTAGACTCGTGTCATCCTAAGATAAGTATTGACGTTTGCCTCAAAATTCCTATTTGGTAACCTAGATTAGTAATGATATAATGTGAAATGACTAATATAGCTTCCCAAGATCAATAGTAATACCCTCTCGATAGACGGTTTCACCTGATCTTTGATCCTTAGAAATAACTGTAACCCAGTTCCAAGTTTGCTTACCGGTGAAAGGATCAATCACCATTCTACGCATTTTGGTATGATGAGCTCCTTTTGTAAACCCACCAAGCTTTGTATCACCCCCAGAACCACCTGTTCCTGATCCTGGCATTTTTGAAATCATCCCAGATTTTCTAGAATCAACTGATGCTAAAGCTGAATTGCCTGAATATCCAACACCTGACGCAGGATATGGATCATCTTCTGTCAATAAATCTTCCAAAACATAGTCACCTGGGTTTCCTGATGCAATTGGTGGGAAAAATTCATTACCCATATCTCCCGCTTGTGTCACATCAAATGAGACGTCAGGTGCTGATATAAATCTACGTATTGCAGACTTTGATCCTGGAAATTCCGGAACTACCATGTAGCCGCCGACTCTTATCGTAAAGTTATATCTGACCAATCTCTCGTTATCTGTAAAGTCATCGTAATTATTTCCTGGCGACATATCAGGATCTGTAAACCCTACAAACCAGTAACCCTTTTCAGTTTCTAGTTTAAATGTCCGGCGATTGTTATCCTGATATGAACTCATAAGAGCAGTAATCATATCATTCATTTGTTGGGTATACTGCGCCCAAAATGTTACATCATACGTTGTTGTAAAGTACTTGACAGGAGGTATAGTATAAACCTCATAGATGTTTTCACTTAGCGATGGGGTCAAAAGGCGGCCTTCTCGGCCATCTTGAGTTGCTGAATGTGTTGAACGTCTTGTTGCAACCTGTCCTGGCTTGGCATCTGTAACACCATCGCGATGGCCTTCATCAACGACTTCATCCATATTCTTAAAAACGTTATTGTGAAGACGCTTATAAGTTTCGCTATCCTTTGATATCCTCTTTTTGATTGTAATTGTTTGAGTTTCGCTAGTTGCCATTCCATGTGCTACTTCTTGAGACACACCGGTTCTCATAATAGAAACCAAAGGCAAAATCAAAGCATTATTTTTATCTTTAAGGGGTCGTTTTCTTCTTAAAACAGCAAATCGCTCACCGGTGGCGAAAATAACAGGAATTCGCTTGGTCTTTTTGCGATGTGTGTATTGTAATGGAATTTGTCGCTCGAAAAGATTAAAAACAGCTCGATCAACATCTTCGATTGTGCAAGGAGGGACATAAATATCACCTGAATCAGTCCCCTCATAGCCTGCAGCAATACTACTTGCTGATTGTTCTTGCTTATCGTAACGTGTTGACATTTTTAATCACCATAAAATGAGGACTTTATTGTCCCGCTATTTTTCTTTACTTTTGCCGGACCATCTTCGGGTGGTTCTAGCTTACCATCTTCAATAAGTGCTCGTTTGTCACCTGTTGGGCCTTCACTATTTTCAGGTAAGCCTCTTTTTTGAACAAATTCATCCTGGATTGCATCCGGATCATTAAACGATTCATCAGTAGGACCAATTGAAAACTTGTCAATTTGACCTTCGCGAGCCTGCTTACCGACAACTTTAAAACCCGTTTTATGCTCAATTTGACCAAAAATAGTCTTGTCTACAACTACAGAAGTAATTTCAAAAAAGATAGAGCCGTAACTAAAATAGTCGCCTGCCTCAACTTCAAATTCTCGGTCAATCATATCTCTCATCTGTATATAAACAGATATTGTATAAAATTCTTCACTACCAAATCGATTTGTTCTAACTTCCTCAGGTTCCCACTCGACCATTGCCTGAATTTCAACGGGTGGGTCAAATACCTTTTCTTGGGCTTCTTCATAGACATCATGAATATTAGTTAGATCATGACGAACTCTATAATAGTAAATTTTTTGATCCCGGACGTCTTTTGTGATCTCTTTAGTTAGATCAGAGATGTAATCAATTTCCCGGGGTGTTATGAATATTCGTGCCATTTACGTCTCCTAGCCCATTGAAATTGCTAAGCCGTTTGGCATGGGTATATTCTTAAGAATTCTTAGAAGTGCTTCTGAAGCGTTTGCCTCGTCCTCTAGAATCTTACCGTAAGTCATGCTATCGAGCATTTCTTTCAGTTCAGTTCGCAGATTTGTCTGCTCTTCTCGCCCTTGTGATATCAAATCGGCTCCATTGAGCTGTAAATCACCGCCTGGAATTGGAACAGTTGCAAATTTTGATCTTACTAGTCCCAAAAGTTCTTTTGCTAATGCCAGTGTATATTGTCGAGTCCATTGACGACCAATACTATTAACTCTAGCAAATTTTAAGTTTCCAAAAGGAATATTAGATAAATTACTCATTCCTTCAATGGTGTCATCCTGATACGATGGATTTAGCGGATCCAAAGGAACGCCAATTCTTATAAAAAGAGCTGTTTGATTCGCCTGTGTTGGTTGAGGATAGACTCGTATCCTCGTTCCTGTAATCTTATATGAGAAGTTTGACCTTCTTACTCTTTGTGATAGTTTAAGTTGACCACCACGCAAAACATCCTCAAATACAGGCAAGACATAAAATACAGTTTCCGGTGTAAAAGACTCAAATGAGAATTCATTGTTCAAGTAGTTAAGAGCCGAAGTAGTATCAAAGAATCGGTATGCAGCTTGAGGTGAAAAGTGAAATACTTCTAAAATCTTGAGTCTAGTTGGCGGATTATTTTCCGAGCCTGAGTAAATTAAGTTTCCAGCGGCATCTTTAAGCTCACCCAATATATCATAGTCTTGGCGATTTCTTTCTAGTGCGATAGATCCCGATATCGTATGGTAGGAGCCTCCTAAACCGGCTTCCATAGCATAAGGTTCAGCTCGTCTCATAAGGAACTCTAGGTTTTCTCTAGGAAACTTCTGTTCCATTCCAGATATATCAGATCCTGTTGAGGCTCCAATTAGATTCGATAACTGAGATGCTGCTTGATATTGATTGACTAATGATCCATATTCTAAAAATGACTCTTCAAAACAAGACCAAACCTGCTTCTTTGTAAGCTCAACACTGAGAATATCATCGCCTAATTTTCGCTTGACGAATGTAACCATTGCGTCAGCCTCATTCTGAAACTGCACCTCATCATCAAAGAATCCAAATGGGGTGGGTTTCAGTGTATTCGCAAACAAGGCCATGGTGCACTCCTAGGGTTAACCCTAATAACTATCCAACAAACAAACCAAACAAGGTTAAAAACAACAAACTAAAAAACTACGCCTTGCCAAACAAGTTCATTCCGAACATGATAGCAGCCATAGCAAACTGAACAACTGCGAAGATCGTAATAGCACGTGTCTTAAACTGCTTTAAATCTTCAACTTCATCAAACTTAATTTTCATCTGTGATGGAGAGGCAATTTCATCAACCTTCTCTTTCCAGACTTTGATCTCTGCAACTCTATCTTCTTTTTGCTTAAGCAGTGCTATTTCCTGCTTTAAGCCTGATATCTCTGATCTTAGTGCTTCAATACCGTCGCCGAGTGTCTCGAGCTCTTTAAGAACTAATCTAGAGTATTCATTCCATCCATTCTGATCACCTGCCACTTAAGTCTCCCTAGTGTCAGGCATATGAAACATTGGAATGCCCGACTCGATTAGTGCTTTTAGACGACTAGATGATATCGCCTCTTTTAGCAATTCAATACCAGCATCATTATTCCCTATAGAGAATAAGCTGAGTGAATTTGACGTGTGCCCAAGCATCGCGACGTTGGATGTAATGTCCCAGGCTAAACCCATAACACCGCATACATTGTCTAGCGCATCTAGCTTTGGCACGACGTGTACATAAAAAATTGGTTCCCCTGACTCTATCATAAAAGAGACAGTTTTTCCTTCTTGCGCCTCTTCGTGTGCTTTTAAGATATGACTTGTTAAGTGTCTACACTCAAACATTCTCTCAACACATGTGGAGTCAACGCAGGGAATGGCTTTTCCCTTACATGTCAAAACATCCCCGTTCCGGCTTGTCGACCATACAGTCACCGGAACGGGGAAATGTTCAAAAAAGTCATTAAACGCAGAAACGTCCCTCTTGAGTTGCTCATCGCGATCACCCAAGTCATCTACAATTTGACGCAATTTTAGAAGACTGTCTCTACGCATAATCAATGACTACCTATTAGGCTAATGCAATAGCAGCAGGACCGAACCATTCGATAATCACAACAACTTTAGCATCCTGAGGTGTGTATCCGCCTTCAACAGTCATTGTCTCTTGTGCGACAAGCGAGAAGTACGACGCGTCAGTGCCTCTTACAACTGGAACCAGGGTACCCATGCTAACGTTAGCATTAAGGACGTCACCCGAACCGACAACCAAGTCGAGATTTGGGGTTGATACGTTGCCGGCAACATCTGCACCAACAATTTCTGTACCATCGTGCTCTGCGTCTACTGCAATATCAGCACTATGTACATTAAGACATACTGACGCGTCAGCTTCTGCTGAAGATAGGGCTGTAACAATGATGTGTGCCATCATGATACGAGCTTGTGCAGGAATGTACATTCCAACACGACCTACAACGTCGTCAACTGCACCTGTACCGAGTGTAATCTCTTCTACCCAGCGGTGAAAACCCACGCCGCCGGCGGAAGTATGCTCATGACCTTTACCAGACTTCTGGACTAGCCCTTTTGCATTTGTAATTTGAATCTTTGGCATAATCTTTCTCCTTTTTGTTCCCAAGATTCCGATCCGCTGGGGAGTTCAGCTGATTATTTGGACCGGGCCTACCAATAATTATGGAGAAAGATATGAATTGTCTATTCGGTGAGACCCGATTCTTCGAGTTTGCGGGCGGTGCCACGAGGACCCTGCAGCATTTCTGTTGAAAACTCAGTGTGCAGGATGGCAATCAAATTATTTAACTTTTTTTCAAGGGTGGTCACCTGCTCACGCAGTGTGGTTACCTCGTTTGTAGTTGAAGTTGTTGTTGTAGTCTTTGTACCGGTGGTTGTTCCAGTCTTCCGGCGCGTTGTTGTATTCTTGTCAGTCGTCTCAATTGCAACGCCTGTTTTCTTCGTAGTTGTTGTTTTCTTTGTAGTAGCCATGTTATACCTCCAAACCTATTATATCAGGTTTTTGAATTAATAAAAATAAATTATTCCAAACCAGCCATTCGATTCCAGCGCTCAAGAAGTACATCGCCTTTGTGCCATGAACCTTCTTGTTTATCTTCGCCAGAATCTTCAAGTTCTTCTGTCTGATATGGGGGATTCACATCAACCTCTCCTGTTGTAAGAGCCTGAATTGCTGGTTGCGGATCATCAATAACTGGCATATCTTCTCTACTTGGAGCACCTGCAGGTGTTTCAAACTTAACATTGCTTAAATTATCAACCATAATGTCAGCAGCTGCTGAAATTGCATCAGGTCCTTTTTCGTCACCGCCGTTATCAGAAACAAATTTTTCTATTGCTTGCATAACTGATTCGGGAGGGCGTGGAAATTTTCCTGGTACACCATCTTTGGCAAATTTCTCTAGTGTTGTCTTAACCGGTCCGGCCTGAAATTGCTCGAAGCCACCTGTTGCTGCCTTTCCGTGTGTTTCCCCAAACTTGCCAACTGTAATTGCATTTAAAATTGGAATAAGTTTATCAGCAGGAAAATCAACCTTGTATCCACCTACAGGTTTTGACGGATCAACCATTGCAGTAGCTACCCATCGATGATGCCCATCCATAATATGATCGTCAGAACTAATAAACGCCTCGATATTACCACCTAGCTCCATATCACCCAAGATCATTGAGATCGCCTGCCCCATAGCCTTTTCAATATTCATACTGCTTTGTGAAGGCTTTAACTTTTGTACAGGCTCTGATGCACCTGATACTGCAATTGTGTCTTCTTCAGAAGGATCTGTACTCACAACTCTTTGAGCAAACTCTGGATCTACAGAAGAAAGATTCATTGGAAATCGATCGTCCTCAACCTTACTAGGATCTGCTTTTTCATTGATCATCTCTTTGAGAATGAGACGTTGTAAATCTTTCGTTGACAACTTCTTGGTCTTTTTGGTAAAACCGAAAACATCAGACAATTTCACTGGACAACTCCTTAGTTGCTTATATCTCTATTAAGTATGCACTTTAAAGTAAAAAAAAGGGGATGCCGAAGCATCCCCTTTTAGTAGTCATTCTATCCTATTAGGACGAATTAGATCACATTAAGATCCATGACCGTGACGGTTCCAAAAAAGTCAGAACGAACCATCTTCTTACCGTATCGAGTCATCACGCCCTTACGTGGGGTGAAGTCCTCAGGAGCGAAGATAGTAGGTGTGACGATCAGCGGTACATAAGGAGCATAGACGTATCCAGACTCCAAGTAGCTGCCGCCCTTGTAACCAACGAGAACCTTATTGCGTGGGAAGTAAGGATCCTTATAAACCGTGAAACGATTTGAAAGGGTACCGACCTTCTCAGCGCCGATGCTCATAGGCTGGCTAACCTGTCCCTCACCGTCCAAGCTGTAGCTGGGGCGATAGAGGACCGAAGCCTCAAGGATGGTTGCAACGTCAGGACCAACAACGATGAAGTTAGCAGAACCGCGGAGTGTCTTCCGGTGGATCTGGTTAGCAACGTCGATAATAGTCTCAACGAAAGTCTCGTACCATTCGCGAACCGTACCGGTGAAGGCAGGTCCAGGATCGAGAGTAGTTGCACGCTGAACGACGGCGCCTGTGTTCTTATTAACGAACTTACCAGGAGCGCGTGACCAGTAAAGGTTGGCAGCGTTAGCACTGTGAAGAAGATCACCAAGGATCTCGCGGTCAATCTCAAGAGCAATCTGCTCTGAGAGGATCTGAGTGAGCTCCACCTCAGCATCTAAGCTGTGGTAAGCGTTCAAGTCCTGCGCGAGTTCCGGTGTCCACTTGGCACGGAGCTTACGAGTGATAGCTGTTACGGCGATCGATTCGATCTTGATGTCGATCTCAGGGATCTCACCATCATCGCCACCGGTAACACCAGCAGTGAAGTCTGATTCGAAACCAGGAACGGTTAAGGTCGAACCTGAACCGCTATCAACGTCAACAGCAGCACTTCGAACGAAGTTAACTGAAACGTCTCCATCGTCACTAGCCTGGATGTCTGCCAGGCAAACAAATAGTACGTTGTCACCACCTAGTGGATCAATAGTTACACTTGCAACTGCATTAGCAGTATCATCTGAATTATTTCCAACTCCACGATTGGCTGTACAAACCTGATTCAAACGACGTAAATTAAGACTCTTGCCACCCTGGAACGTTCCGTCCCAGTATTTTCCGGCGGCGATTGCGCCATGACCACCAAGTGAAACTTCACGAATCATGGTTTTGTCAAGAAGACCTGTTGCTGCGTGAGGAGCTGCTGTACCATCTTCAAGATGCTTAATAGGCATAGAAAAGATTGAGAACACTCCACCAGCTTCGACATGGTCTAATACCTGAGGATCAAACTGAATCAGCTTTTTAATACCATCTGTGAGAGTAGCTGTGGCAATATCCTGGTGCAATCGATTGTTTGCAACGACACTGGCAAGATCGACCTTAACACGGGCACGTGTGAAACCTGCGCCCGCAAGATCATATTGACCACCTGCAGCAAAAGACCCACTACGAACACCACGTCCTGTGGGATTGTTGTAGATCGACTCGCCTGTTCGATAAACGCCGTCGGCTTGTGCGTCGGCATCATCATTTGCGTGTGTAAGATTATCTCCATACGTGTAATCAAGGTAGAAGAGAAGTCCCGAAGGAAGACTCATCGGCTGGATTGACACAAGGTCGTTAGCAATCAATCCACCGAAAACTCGGCGAACGATTGGAAATGCGATGTTTGAGAAACCTCGAATATCGGAAGCGCCGGCATTTCCGCCGCCTAGATCCGAAGCCTCTTTCAGGACCTGTGAGGCCTGATTCTCGAGCATACGGGCCATGTTTTCGCGCTTGACTCCATCCAAACCACGGAGGAGTCCAGTGCGTGACCACTTCTCGAGTAAACGACGGTTTGCGGTTCCGAGATGTCTTTCTCGGATTCCTTCCGTCAATTGCTCTAGTGAAAAATTAGACATTTTGTATATCTCCTAAAAAAGTGTTGTGTCTAAGTGTTATTATGGGTTAGTCCTTGTTAAGACCAGCAAGGAGAGCCCATCGATCCACCTCAACACCACTGTTGGCAGGCGCACCTGACCGGGTTGATTTGGAGGACGATCCGAGCGTCCGTAGCGATCCCTCTGAAAGGTTCTTTCTAGGAACCTTGTTAAGGGACTTCGTCAGAGACTGATACAAAAGCTTAGCTTCACGAAGCGTTTTGGCATTATCTAGTGCCTCAACAATTGCCCGCTGCTGCTTTTGGCTCAAGTTTCTGTTCTGCATAAGCTTATTTGCATAAAGCAGCTTAGCATTAAAAAGATTCATTTCTGTAAGCTGACCCTTGAGGGCATGTGCTGCCTTCTTGTACTCAGCTAGCTGACGCTGCGTTGATGAAGTTGTCTTGCGACCTCTTCGCCTACGTGATTCAGCGATTCTGCGACCGCGTCGGCGACGACGTGATTCTGGAAGTGCAGGACCAGCATCAGGCAATGGTGCATCACCAAGCTCATCTTCGAGTGCGTCCAAGAGGTCATCCTCATCAACGTCCACGAACATCTCGTCCTCATCATCTCCACCACCAAATGAGCTAGCACCCGATCCTGCGACTGGGTCATCTTCATTTAGTCTACGAAGTCGGCGGATCTCGCGACGGAGTGCATTTTCGTCGATCTCATAGACCTCCTCAAGCTCCTCAGCCTCTTCTTCGCCTTCTTCTTCCATCTCTTCTTCACCCTCTTCTTCGCCGCTTTCTAGTTCGACTCCGACATCGAGCGCATCAACAGAGGCCTCTGCAGGATCCTCCACTCCTAGCGCTTCGAGATCTTCGTCACTAAGCACCAGGTCAAGCTCTGACAATGCCTGACGACCTGTTGCTCGACTATCTTCAGCCTCGAAGAGGAAGTCGAAGATATTTCTGTTGTTACGCTTTGACATATCTTTCATCTCCTTGATTATAGCGTCAACTCTCGCTCTATTTAGAACACCTGAATTAGTGCTCTGTTCTGTAATTATTACGCTTTCACGTAAACTAACTGCCTCGCGCGCCAGAGTTTCAAATATCTTTGCAGTTCGTAACTGTACTGCACGATCATTTGTCTTCTTAGCAAACGCTATGGCTTCTCTAAGGAGGCCAACACGGCGCTCCAAGATTCTAATCTGTTTTCTAACTTTCTTTTTACCCGAGTTGCTTGATGCAACGACTCGAGCTAAGGCCTCGGCAACGGCGTCATCAAGGAGGACATCATCTACTCCTCCACCGTCCGGAGCTGCATCTGCCTCCCCGTCTTCGCCGGACGTATCTAATGATATAGAAACGCCTCCAACCTCAATTTCCACATCTCCGCCCGATCCTACTCGAACTGATGTGTCTCCTGCATCCGATTCGTCACCACCAGCAGTAGAAACAGCAACGGGTCCTGCCTCAGCGGCGGACTCTTCGTCATCGGGCATCATCTCGTCGGGCACGAGCTCGGTTTCATCGGCTCCTCCTTCGACAAGTTGCTGCTCAATAAGCTTTCTAATTCTAGGTGTAACTGCGTCTATAATGACGTTCTTTGCATTTTGCTCTGCCATTTCGCGAAGTTGTCGCGCCTCAGCAATAGCGTCTTGATAAAGATTCTGGCCCATTAGCATTCTCTCTAGTCATAAATGGCTGCTTCTAAGTATGATTTAAAAAGCCAACTTTTCATTTTGAAGCATCAACGATTTCTCTGGGACTTTTTGTTTTTCTTGCTTCGACTTCTGGCGCGGGCTTCACCCTCAGCTTTCTTTCGTCGCTTTTTTTGTCCCTTCGTCTCGCAGATCAACTTATCTCGGTATTCTTTAATAATACCTTCTTTCTTACATTTTCTTATAAAGACTTTAATAAGCTGTTCCACGGAACGTATTTTATTGTCCAGTTCGGCTGAGACATTAACTGGTTTACCCACTTAGGATTCCTCAGACCGCTCTGTTTTTTGCATAATCTCCAATGCATGTTCAAAATCTTCTACTTCTGGTTCCCCATCATCTGGGTTTCTTTCTGCATCTAATTGAACTGCTATTTTAGGAAGTGGGGGCGGTGACGTATACCCACGTTTGCTGCCCGTTCTTTTAAAGTTACCAGTTTTTGCATAAACAGCAGCTCCGCCTCCTGACGGTCCTCTTCCCTTATAGATGTGTGGTGTTGTATTCATAGAGGTTTGCATAACACCAATTTCAACCAAAACATCATCAGGACGCTCAAAACAATCAGAAAGTTTAGTATTACCACCCACAAAGTAAAATGGATTAATTGCAGAGCCAGCAAATGGATCATTTGTTATAAATGAAACGGACTTCTGCCTTATGGCATCTTCTTCTTCTGGTTCCTCAACATCTTCTAAATCATATTGATCAGGAGTCAAGTATGGAAATACAGAGTTTTGTTGCCTAGGTAACTGTTTGTCTGGATTAAGTTTGCCATATCCTTTATCTAGATTGGCATCATGAGGAGCAAAGTAACCAGAGTCATTTTTGAGTTCTGTTAGTCTAATAAGAACTGCTTGTAATAAGTCTAGTCTGGTCACCTTGCATTCCAATGAATAACCCCGCCTCGAATGGCGGGGTTATAGGTTATATAGCTTTAAAGCTAACTTAGCCTTCTGCTGTGGACTTGCCTAGCAAGTATTCACCAATTGTATGAGATGAATGTCTCGCTGAAGACATAGCCGGTGATTCTTGTGAACCCACACCAGAACCCCATGTATCCGAAGGTCGCTGTCCAAAACCATCGGGTGGTTCGGGCATATCAGCCGGATTTAGGCTTCCTGGCCCAGGTGATGTAACGTTAGGAACGTATGGAGAGGCTGGTAAACCGCCGCCTCCTGTTTCAACATCAGCTAGGTTAGGTGCATCTGTATATGATGTATCATACGTTCCAAACGTATGACCTTCATCATTAATGACATTATCCATTACGATTTCTTGGTAGTGTGCTCGTACAATCTCATCCGTTAACTCACCTCTATGAATTGGTGATGCTGGAAACGATGTTGCTAGATCATTTGAAGCAGACCTTCCCATAAAACGTTCAGTAATGACTGCCTCAACTGTTAATTGCTTATGCTTGGGCATCTATTTCTCCTTATGAAAGCTGCTTAATGACGCGTGCCGCTAGTCTTTTCTTTGCAGCACGAATCTTTTTAAATCTTTTGACCGCTTTAGCTTCTTCAATCTTAAGAACCTTTAAGTGATCTACATCTTTTGCAAGTGTATCCTGCTGTTCGTCAGCATCCTTTTCATCTGCATCGACTTTTTCTACATCATCGATTCCAGCATCAATAGGATCTGATTCTTTCATGATACGTTCACGCTCCTCCAATACAATACGTCTGAGTAGTGTCGGGGTAAGCTTAATTCGTCTAGCCATCTCTGTGTCTCCTAGCTAACTTATGCGTCATATAATACATATCCATTAGCGCACATTTCTTCTTATGTTTACGGTCGCTTCTTTTCCGAAAAAGCAAGCGCTGCCCAATTTTGTGCCCCCTCTGCAAAAATAGGGAGGTCCTCAATATTTTTTCCTGGCGCGACAGTTTCTTGCATATTTGCGCCGGCGCCTTTATCTGCATGTACTTGTTCTTGAAGTGTTGTTTTGGCAGTATCTGCTAAAATTGATTGCATAATAGGGTCATCAGTAATAGCCGCGGCACGTTGTTCTGCTGCACGATTAAATGTAGTCTCATCTAGTGATGAACTCCTTACGGATTCCTTTCTACGCACTTGCTTTTTTCTAGTAGCACGAGGTTTTTCTCTTGCTTCAACCATGATATCAGCATTAGAAGCTAATCCTTCTGATAAAATCTCGACAAGACACTCCTTGACGATTGACTTAAGCTGATTTTTTGTAAGCTTTGCCATCTTTAGCCTGAAATTCCTTCAATATTGTCTGTATCTGTATCATATGCCTCACAGATACCTGTAAGTTCTGCAGCGATACTAACATTACCGGTACCCGGTGCTGTAGTATTATAACCTGCAACATACACATATCTACACTTTACTTTAATATCTAGCGTTGGAAGAGGGGCATCAGCAGCTTTTTTCGGCAAAACATAAAAGTTTGAATTAACTTTAACACCGCTGGTAGCCGGATCTGAATCTTTAACTGTTACAGTTAAACTACAAAAATACACAGCAATTGGTTGATTAGTATTGTTAGTAATGATAAGACGAGAAGTTACTGCTGGAAATGCTACTTTACATTCATCACCTGCATCAGCCAATATAGCGTTCGAATTTTCCATAATTCGACCATTGGCAGTAAAGCTAGCAGGTAATACTGTTTTTAAAAATGGTCTGCCGGCGACTTGGTACTCACCTACAGCATGCAAACCTGGTCGAGCATTTTGAAGCCCGTGAACAGCCATGTCAGCTGGTCTATCTACTGGATAATATGCCATTAGTCTTCTCCGTTCCAGTCCATAATATCATTAAAGATTCTATCAATTCTATCTGTCTTGTTAAAATGCTTATTAAGTTCAGATCGAGAAATTTCTCTTCCCTCTTTCATCATAAAAGCGCCTGGAGTTGACGGCTCTGAA